GGATAGCATCACGCTCAACACGGGCTTCTTGAACGATGGCTACAACCAGATGGTCAAAGAAATGCTGCTATCTAACTCCGTATATTTGGTGGAGGAAGAACGCTACGTTATCTTGAACGATACGCAGGTGGAGTACAAGACCAGCCTGAACGACAATCTGGTGCAGTACACCTTCAATATGACCTACGCAGCACAAGTCAAAAACCGAGTATGGCTCTAACGCTTCAAACATCTACTGGCTACCTTGACATCTTTGAGGATGAGGGCATCAGCGTTGACTACAACATCGCTGACCTGCGTGACCCTGCGGTCATCTTTAGCCCCATATCCAAGAGCTTCAGCGTACCAGCAACAGACGCCAACAACCAATTCTTCAAGCACTACTACGATGTCAGCATAGCAGGGGGATTCAACCCCTACGCAAAGCAGGATGTCACGTTGTACTCGGATGACGTTATTGTCATTGAGGGCTACCTCCAACTGCTTGATGTGGCTATGGAGCAAGGCGTACCTACGCAGTACCAAATCTTGGTAGCTGGTGAGAACGCTCGCTTCGCCCGTGAGGTGGGTGAGAAGGAACTGCGTGACCTTGCGCTTGACCCGTATCAGCATACGCTATCCTACGAGAACATCACCGATAGCTGGAATCTTGACCTGTTTGATGGCGATATCATCTATGCGCCTGTTGACACCCGTGTCTTTGCATCGGATACCTTGTTCGCCCCGCAGCAGTTGTTCACCCCTATGTGGGAGTCAGACTTCTACCCAGCCATCAAGACCAGCGTTCTGTTCAACCAAATCTTTGAGGATGCTGGCTACACGCTAAAGGCAGGCGTGGGTATTATGGATGATGCCAACTTCACCGACCTCTACACCCTTTGCTACTCAAAGGATAGCCTTGTGCCTTTAGAGGCTACGTTCAACAACCGATTGGCGCAGGTGTACTCAAGCGGTACGTTGGCCATCCCCGATATCACGACCACCAATGCGAGCAAGATTGCATTCAATACGGAGGTCTACGACAACGGCAACAACTTTAATACTGGAACAAGTGCCTACGAACTTCCCCTTGTAGGTGAGTACAAGTTCAACATTCAAGGCAATATCACTTCGCCTTCGGGCTTGCGGGTATATCAAATCGTTATGTACTTGGGTGGCACGGCTATCCAGAGCAAGGATATAATCACCAGCAGCGTATTTTCTGTTGACTTTGCGCATACGTTTACGACCATATCTGCCAGCAACGAAGTAACATTCCGCATCGGAGGAATAGAATCGGGAGGCACACTTGGGGCGAGCTGCCAGATGACGGTGATATCAGCACCCGACTTCCCATCTAACTTTGACATCACGCCTTCTATGTTCCTGCCGAAGATGAAGCAAAAGGACTTCCTCGCAGGGGTGGCAAAGATGTTCAACTTGGTATTCGTACCGAGCAAGGAAATACCAAACGAAATCGCAGCCTACTCGTATAGCGAATGGATTGCTGCTGGGCAGGTGGTTAACTGGAACGAGGTCGTTGACATCAGCCAGCCCATCACCATCAAGCCCACTACGGAGCTGCAGGGCAAGAGCATCAAGATGCGTATGGCGCAAGGCAACTCCCTTTTGGATGTAGCCTACGAATCAGCATACAAATACCCTCACGGAAGCGTAGAGGTAAACGATACAAACAACGAGTTTGCAGAGGGTGAGATTGTCATTGAAGCCCCGTTTGCTGCTACCATCACCAACCGAATCAACTCCAACACCACGTTTGAGGTCATCCAGATGTTTGATGGCGATGGTAAGCCCGTTGATTCACCGCCTCGTATGTTGTACTTTCAAGGCACTAACGATACGAGCGATTACTACATCTTTAGGGCTTCCGATGGTACGTTCCAAACGCAGAGCCAGTACCCTATCTTCTCGGTCAGCAACGGCACGTTCACGGCAACATACGGCATCCCCCAGCTGGAAGGCGTAAAGCCCCCGAAGAACAACCTGCTCACCGAGTACTACTCCACCTACCTACTTGAGCTATACGCTACGGATGCGGTGATGATGGAGGTAAGCGTAGTGCTTGAACCGATTGAGGTATTTGGCTTGAGCCTAAACGACCAAATCTACTACGATGGGGAGTACTGGAGGATTAACAAGCTAACGGGCTACAACCCCGATACGATGACTGCGAAGGTGGAGTTGTTCCGTGCCTCGTTTGTCAACTCCTCGTTATGTGCTAACACCATCACCTCGCTGAATAACAACGGCACAATCACCTTCAGCGGAGCAGCTACGCAGGAGTGCTGCGAGTTCTACGGCTACCGATGGGTGGACAACACCTGCTATTGGCGCACCAGCAAGTACGTCAAGGCAGCGAGTGCTGGTTTGGTTGGTTTGGAGAAAGCCCCAATCGCAAACGTAAAGACCAATACTACCCGACCTACGGACACGCAGTACTGGTTTGATGTAACGAGCGACCTTGAGTCAAACGCATTCCGCTGCGTACCCATACACAACTACGCCACTCCTTTGTTTGATATGAACGTGGGTGACCATCAGGTAGTACGCATTACGCTAACCTGCCAAACGTACTCCTACCAAACGGACTACACGATTGTTCGGGGAGCAGCAGGCGATACGATACACGGATTGAGCAACACAGGTTCAGACCGATACAACATAACTATTGAAAAGGTAAACGGCTTCGCATCGTACCTGCAGCTCAACCATCAGGGGGGTACACAGGTAGCTGAAACGTGGAGCGTTATCGCAACAAGACAACAGGTGTTATGAATATAGGTTCTTTAATTAACGCTTTGAAGGGTGACCACTACGGAATCTGCGAGGAGATTGAAATCGCAAAGGGCAAGTGGGAAGTCATTGAAAGCTGGGCAGAAGCAAAAGAGCAAATCAAAAGGCAATGGCGGTTGAGAAAGTAATCAAGCTAAAGGTTGAAAATGGCGAAGCCTTGCTCAACATTGAGGAGGTAAACAAAGCCCTTTCAGAAACCAACAAGCAAACCGATAGCCTAAATGCCACGATGCAGAATGCAACGGAGGCAATTGACAAGTATACGGGTGGTGCGGCTTCTGGGTTTAAGGCAGTCATAAGCGGTGTCAAATCGTTTCTCGGCTCACTAAAGACAATGAAGGGCATCCTAATCGGAACTGGATTGGGGGCATTGGTTGTTGCACTCGGTTCGCTCTTTACCTACTTTACCCAGTCATCACGTGGTGCTGACCAGTTCGCCAAGATTATGGGCGGAGTCAACGCAGCCATCAAGGTTGTAATTGACCGCATCCTGCTTCTTGGTGAGTCGTTGGTGAGTTTGTTCAGCGGTGACTTCTCAAAGGCCGTAGATGGCTTAAAAAAGGCATTCACGGGACTCGGTGATGAGATAGCCCGTGAAACGAAAAGAGGAGCAGAGCTGGCAGAGCAGCTTGACAACATTGAGGACAGAGAACGTGACCTCATCAAGCTCCGTGCTACGGCAAACAAAGAAATCGCAAAGGCTCGCCTGATTGCTGATGACCAAACCAAGTCCATCCAAGAGCGTGAGAAGGCAGTACGCAGAGCATTTGAGCTTGAGAACAACGTAGCAAAAGCCGAGCAACGCAACGCACAGGCATACGTCAAATACCTAAAAGACCGCATTGCTCTGGGTGAGTCTACCGATGAGGACTTGCGCCAGCTGGCTGAAGCGCAAGCAAAGGTCACCGACCTACAAACGGAGAACCTACGCAGGAACAAGAAGCTGGAAACCGAACTGAAGGGACTACGTGCGGAGGCCAAGCAGCAAGAGGAGGAGTTCGCAAAGCTCCTAAAGGAACGCCAAGACAAAGAGAAGGAGTTTGCTGATTGGAAGGCCAACCAAGAAAAGCAAGATGTCATTGACCGCAACAAGCGACTTGCAGAACAATCACAGGCTAACGCCAAGATATTTGAGCAATATCGTGTATCTCTTGAGCAGTTCCGTATGACTGGCGAGAACGCTCTGCTTGATGAACTCAAGCAAGCGGAACTTCAGTACCAATCGCTCCTTGATTTGGCTATCAAATCAGGCCAAGACATCACGGCAGTCAACCTCGCATACGAGGAGAAAAAGAAGTCCATCAAGAAGAAGTACGCTGATGAGGAGCGCAAGCGTGAGCTTGAACAGGCAGCCAAATCAGTAGAGCTTGTTGGTCAGTCACTCGGTGCTATCGCAGGTCTTGTAGAGGCACTAAACAAGGACAACAAAAAGAACGCAGAGAAGAACTTTAAAATCACCAAAGCCCTTCGCCTTGCGGAAGCCATTGCAAACACCGCTGCTGCGGTTATGAGCCAGCTTACGGTAGGCCCAGCAGGATTCGTTCCTGCAGGTATTGCTGCTGCAACGGGTGCTGCACAGATAGCAACAATCGCTGCAACCAAATTCCAACCAGAGGGAGGCGGTACGCCATCACGTATCAGCACACCGAGTGTGCCATCTACGTCTGCTACGGCATCACCGATGATACCCAATATCCAGTTCGCTGGTACAGAAAACCAACTTGCAGGTCTGCTCGGACAACCGATGCGTGCCTACGTGGTGAACCAAGACATACAAAGTGCTAACCAGCTTGAGCGCAAGATTCGCTCCAGCGCAACAATCGGAGGATGAAAATCTACGAACTGATTTTAGAAGATGACAAGCTGATGGGTGTTGATGCTATCAGCATCGTTGAAAGCCCAGCCATAGAGGAGCAGTTCATTGCTCTATCAAAGCAGCAGGTGCAGTTCAAAGTACAGAACGAGGACAAGCGTATCTTGATTGGCGCAGCCCTCGTACCCAATAAGCCCATCTACCGCATTGATGAGAAGACAGGCGAGGAGTACTATGTCTACTTCAGCGAGGCTACCATCCGAGCAGCAGCCGAGTTGTATATGATTAAGGGCAACCAGAACAACGCTACCCTTGAACACGCAGAAGAACTCAACGGCCTATCGGTTGTGGAGTCTTGGATTATTGAGGATGAGGACAAGGACAAGACCCGTGCCTACGGCTTGGACTACCCTGTCGGCACTTGGGTTGTGATGATGAAGGTCAACAACGAAGCCATCTGGACAGAGTACGTCAAGGAGGGCAAGGTCAAAGGCTTCAGCATTGAGGGCTGGTTTGCGCAGCGTGAGAAGATGCGTGGCGAGAACCTGCAGGATGTCCTCAATCAGATTGAGATGGCAGAGGCCGAGCATATCCTTGAGCAGTACATCTTCGGTTCGGTGCGTGCCATCATCAAAAAAGATGGGCGTAGAAAGGCTGGAAAACGCCTTGAGATGGAATCCTACTCGGACTACCCAGAGGCGGTGCGTAACAACGCCAAACGAGGAGTAGAGCTGAACGAGAAGAACGGCAACAAATGTGCTACTGATGTAGGCAAGATTCGTGGTCAGCAGCTCGCTGATGGCAAGCCTGTGTCTGTAGAAACCATCACCCGTATGTACTCGTACCTATCAAGAGCCGAAGAATACTACGATGAGAACGACACGCAAGCCTGCGGCACTATCAGTTACCTGCTATGGGGAGGGCTTGCTGCAAAGCGTTGGTCGGAATCAAAACTCAAAGAACTTAACAGATTATGAAAGGATTCAATCAAGGGCCAAAGCCCCCCGTACCACAGAACAACAAGCGAGGCTGCCTATGCAAAGACAAGGTGACCTACTCTACCAAGTGCTGCGACAAGGGCGATATGTGGACTCAAGGAATTGGCTTTATCGGGGGCAAAGGCCAATAGTAAAATCCCCAAATATCAATCTATTTATTTTTTAGTTATGAATCTGCAAGACGTATTCAAGAAAATTGAGCTGGCTCTGACACCCGAAAAGGTGGAGCTTGCCTCTATGACGTTGGCTGATGGTACTATGGTGGAAGCCGAAGTATTTGAGGCTGGCGCTAACGCATTCCTCGTTGATGGCGAAGGCAACCGTGTTGCCGTACCTGTTGGCGAGCATAAACTTGAAGATGGCAAAATCCTCGTTGTTGAGGAGGAAGGCATCATCAAGGAAATCAAGGAAGCTATGATGGAGGAAGAACCCGCCATTGAAGTAGAGATTGAGGCTGCTGCTGAAGAAGCTGCTCCCGAAATGTCTATCGGTGACCTTGTAGCAATGGTGAACTCACTCCGTGAGGAAGTTGAGATGATGAAGCAAGAGATGGGTAAAAAACAAGAGATGGCTGAAGAAGTCGTTGAAGAACCCGTAGCTGAAGTAGCGATGGCAGCACAGAAGCCAATCGTTGCTGCTCCAGTAGAAAAGAAACACGAACTGAAATTTCACATCGGTGCAGAGCGTGTTGCAACAACCAAAGACCGAGTATTTTCGAAACTTTTCCAATAAACAATGCCCACGACCACTTCAATCACTACTACCTACGCAGGTGAGTTTGCAGGCAAATACATTTCTGCAGCCCTCTTGTCAGGTGACACCATCGCCAAAGGCGGAATTGAGGTTGTACCCAACGTAAAGTACAAGCAAGTACTGAAGAAGGTAAACCTTAACGACATCGTTAAAGACCAAACTTGTGACTTTACCGACACGTCTACCTTGACCTTGAGCGAAGCTATCCTTCAGCCCGAGTTCCTGCAGGTAAACCTTGAGCTTTGCAAGAGCGACTTTGAATCAGATTGGGAAGCCATCCAAATGGGCTACTCTGCATTTGACCAGCTGCCTACTTCATTCGTTGACTACTTCATCGGCTACAACGCTGGTAAAGTTGCCGAGTGGGTTGAGAGCAAAATCTGGACTGGTGCTACTGCCAACGCTGGTGAGTTCAACGGATTCCAAACCCTGCTTGCTGCTGATACGACCGTTATTGACGTGACCGCTGCTACGGGTGGTGTTACGGCTGCTAACGTCATCACGGAAATGGGTAAGGTTCTTGATGCTGCTCCTAACGCAGTATACGGCAAGGATGACCTGTACCTGTACGTTCCTACCAATGTTTACAAGGCTTACGTTCGTGCGCTTGGTGGCTTCGCTGCTTCAGGTGTAGGTGCTAACGGTGTGAACAATCAAGGTACTTTGTGGTACGCTGGTCAAGACCTGTTCTTTGACGGAGTGCGTGTATTCCACGCTCCTGGCTTGGGAAGCAACAAGATGGTACTTGCTCAAAAGAGCAACCTGTACTTCGGAACTGGCCTGTTGTCAGACCACAACGAGGTGAAGGTTCTTGATATGGCTGACCTTGACGGCTCAAAGAACGTGCGTTTTGTGATGCGCTTTACGGCTGGTGTACAGGTAGGCTTCGGTGCTGACGTTGTTTACTACGCCTAATCCGCTGACTGATTAACCATAGGGGGGTGGTGGTTTCAAAGCCCCATCCCCTTTTTTAATTCTAAAAAACAAAATGGCTTGTACTTTAACTCTGGGGCGCATTGAGCCTTGTAAAGACCAAGTAGGCGGATTGAATGCCGTTTACTTCATCAACTCTATTGACCTCAACGCTATCAGCTACGATTCTGCTGATACGGATGTCATTGACCAGCTTGCTACGGCTGCGGTTTCTGCTTACTGCTACGACCTCAAGGGTACGTCTAACTTTGAGCAGGCTATCAACTCAAGCCGTGACAACGGCACGACCTTCTTTGAGCAGGTTCTGAACATCGTGCTGAAGAAGCAAGATGCGGACACGCACAAGGAAGTGAAGCTCTTGTCTTGGGCAAAGCCTGTAGTTGTCGTAGAGGACAACAACGGTAACGCTTGGGTAATGGGCTTGGAACACGGCTCAGAAGTAACTGGAGGCTCTATCGTGACTGGTGCTGCCTTCGGTGACCTGACTGGCTACAACATCACGTTGACTGGCCAAGAGCGTGTGCCTGCAAACTTCTTGCTCGGTGCGGTAGCAAACAACCCGTTTGCTGGACTTCTTGGTACGAAGCCTACGATTGTTCGTGGTTCGTAACCTATATTTGTAGCGTACTACTGAACGGAGTAGGACAAATGGATGGGATAAGGGGGGCGAAAGCCTCCCTTTTCTTTTGACACTTACCCCACTTTGTAGTCACTTGGGGTTATTTAGATATGATATTCCTGTCATACAACGCCCAACAGAGCATCACTTTGCCCATCCGCAACTGGAAGTACGGCAATGATGACCTAACAAACTACGGTGACTACTGGCGAATCCAAGCCAAGTTCATCAATAAAGACACCCGTGAGGTCATCACATACACGCTTGTTGCGCCTACGTTTGATGAGGACACCCGTGAGCTGACGTTCACCTACAACTCCGCAAACCTTGATGCGGAAGTGCCATACGTTATGCGCCTTGAAGACCAACGCTACGCAGCAGGAGTCGCAAACGAATACGAAGACCGAGTTATTGCAGATGCAGGAACGATAGAATCACTATCTTGCGTAACAACTGCGCTCACCGAATTGGGTGCAGATGATGCAAAGGTGCTGGCGATTGACAAGATTTATATGCTGCCGAGTGGTGATACCATCAGCACATACCAGCCCGTGCTTGACACCACCGAAAAAACAATGAATAACGATTTTGTTATATATGGCGAGTAACATCAAACTCATCAATCTGGCTTCGTACACAAGCCCGAAAATCAGCGAAAACCCACGATTGAGCTGGGTGGAGTATGGCGATGACAACAATTACTTTGAGTACTTGATTGACCTATACAACGCCAGCCCGACAAATAATGCGGTCATTACTGGAATCATTGATATGATTTACGGCAAGGGCGTAAACGCAACCAACGCTGGTGATAACGCTGCTGGCTTTATGGAGCTTCGCAGGCTCATCAGCCCAGAGCAGCTCAAGCGTGTGGTCAATGACTTCTATATGCTCGGCAATGCTGCCTTTCAG